GGTGATGGGTGGACAGCGGGCGGGGCTGATGAACACTGATCCGCCGTACGGGGTCGGGTACGCAAACGATGAGCGGCCAAACCCCGGGGTGGCGAAGCCACGGGTGGCGAACGATGAGTTGAGTGACGAAGTGTTGCAGGCGTTTTTGGAGAAGGCGTTCCGGGTCGCGACGGAAGCAGCCTTGCAGTCGACAGCGGCGTGGTATATGTGGCACGCCCACTTGACGCAAGGCTATTTCGCAGCAGCAGCAGCAGCAGCAGATGTAATCCTTCACAGGCAAATTATCTGGATCAAGCCGGTTTTGCTTCTAGGGCGAGGGCAGTATCACTGGAAACACGAGCCTTGTTTCATGGGCTGGGTGAAAGGCCATCAGCCGCCCGATTACGGCATGGGCAACGGCGAACGAACGCAAACCACCGTTTGGGAAATCGGCTCAGTCAGCCATGCTGAGCGGAAGAAATACAACCACTCGACCCCCAAGCCCGTGGGGCTGTTCACGATTCCAATCATAAAACACTTGAAATGCGGCGAGATATGTTTCGAGCCATTCGGCGGGAGTGGGCCCCAGTGGGTAGCCGCCGAGCAACTCTCCCGCCTCTGCTACGGAATCGAACTAGAGCCGAAGTACGTAGCCGTCATCCTCGAACGACTAACCGACATGGGGCTTACCCCAAGGCTAGAAAATTGACCCATCTGGCAACACTCATGGTAGCGGCAACCCTAGCTCTCAATTCGCTCTATGCTGAGTTGAGCGGGCACGTTGCCCACGCTCGCACGCCCCGGGTCCGCACCATGCGTCAGTACACCGAGGATGAGTTGATCATCCCGGAGGGGCAGTACAAGGATGAGCGGTTCCGGCTCTATCGGCAGCCGTTCGTGGGTTTGCTTCTCGACGCGATCGATTCGGGACTCTGGAATCAAATCGCCGTTACTGGTTGTGTCCAGGGCGGTAAGAGCCTCTTCGGATTCGTCAACCCGGCGGCCTATCACCTATTCGAGTGCAAGGACAATGTGATCCTGGGCGTGCCGAACACCAACGTGATCGGGCGAGATAAGTGGAACAACGAGATCAAGCCGACAATCGAGGCGGGCCGGTATGCCGACATGATGCCCACGAAGGGCGTCGGGAGCCAGGGCGGCTGGGGCAACGAGGTGGCGTTCCTCCACGGTCCCAAGCTGAAGTTCATGACCGGCACGGGCGGGGACGAGAATCGATCGAGCTACACGGCCCGGGTGGTGATCATCACCGAGGCCGACAAGATGGATACAGCGGGTGAGGTTTCGCGCGAAGCGGACCCGGTCACCCAGTTGACGGCCCGGAGTGCTTCGTGGGACCGGTCCGACCGGCGGCTGTACATGGAGTGCACCGTCAGCCACACTCAGGGGCGGATCTGGCAAGAGTACATCAATGGGACGGCCAGCCGGATCGCGTGCCCGTGCCCCTACTGTCGAGAGTACGTGACGCCCGAGCGTGATTCGATACGGGGCTGGCAGGACGCGATTGACGAGATCGACGCGGAAGAGAAAGCGTATTTCGTCTGCCCGGCGTGTGAGCACAAGTTGACCGAGGATGACCGGCGGGAAATGAACCGTCTGGCCGTATTGGTTCATCGGGGACAGGAGATTGACAAGGAAGGCACGATCACGGGCGACTTGCCGCGAACGCGAACGCTGGGCTTCCGGTGGAACGCCTGGAATAATATGTTCTGGAGCACGGCCACGATCGGGGCGGATGAATGGAGGGCAAACCATTCAGAGGACGAGGACTCTGCCGAGAAAGAGCGGCGACAATTTGCGTGGGCTACACCCTGGGATCCGCCTGCGGTGGAGTTGGCTCCGATCGATCCAAGGAAGGCCCGGGTCCGATACGGTCCAAGTCGGCAGGGATTCGTCCCCGAGGGCACGACAGCGTTGACGATGGGCGTGGATATCGGTAAATGGGTCTCCTGGTGGCACCTGACGGCCTGGAATGCGACCGGAGGGCCTCATGTGGTCGATCATGGGGAGTTTGCGGTCCCATCGAGCAGTATGGACGTGGAATTGGCCATACTGACGGCTCTCAAGACATTTCGAGACGAAACGGTTCTGGAAGGTTGGCCTTTGCCCGATGGGGAGCTTTACTTGCCTGAACAGGTTTGGATTGACTCCAGATACAAGCCAGACGCCGTGTTGGCGTTCTGCCGGGAGTCTGGGGAGCGATTTCGGCCTATTCAAGGCCTGGGGTACGGCCAGCACTACCACCGAAACTACACCCAGCCGAAAAAAGCCGGTGGGATGATCAAGCAAGTGGGCAACGGGTATCACTTTGTCTGGCGTCCGGACTTCGGTGTCTTCGTTGTAGAAATCAACGCTGACCAGTGGAAGGGATTTTGGCATGAAAGGTTGGTCACGCCGATGGGTCAACCGGGCGCCGCGACTCTCTACCACTCAACGAAAGAGAGCGAGCACCGGGACTTGATCCGGCACTACACGGCGGAGAAGCAAGTCAAGGAATTCATCCCTGATCTTGGGACGGTGTTCGTATGGAAGCGGATTCGGGCAAAGAACCATAAATTGGACGGGGCCTACATAGCATCGGCGGCGGCTGACTTTTGTGGCGTCCGGGTGGTGAAGATAGCGATAGAGCCCCGGAAGCCGCCGGAAGAGTCGAAACCATTCCTGACCCCCAACGGCGAACCGTATTTGATCACTGAAAGGAATAGTGTGTAGCATGGACAAGTTTTGGGTTCTGCTCAGGATGACAATGGATGGAGAACGTGAGATATTAGAGATTGGCTCATCGTTTGAGGTTGCCTGCAAAGCAGCGAAGGACCGGCATCAGTCCGGGGCCACGGCAATCGTCGTAATGGAAGCCATGGCGTTCGCGCATGATCCAAAACATGAACGTGACACGATTCCAAATTTATGCGATCCTGATGCCTGCCCAAGCGAAAGGAACGTGATGTAATGGCAAACGAACCATCAGATATTTTCGCATTTACCAGCACTGTAGCAAACAGCAACCTACAAGTACGGGTGTTCTTTGAGCCTGACTGTCCCGGCAATCAAGGAGGCTCGTGCGATTGCATCGTACAGGCGTCGTATAGTCGGGACGGTACGCCATACGGTTGGGAGACGCGGCTTGCGATGGGCGATCCGCGAACGATTGGCCAGGCTGTGGACGAATTATGTCAGCGATTATTCGGGCATGACGCCCCGGATTCAACCGAAAGGAATAGCGATGGACGATAAAGAACGGCGGCTGAAGGTGTTCTATCTGGATACTGGCCAGATTACACACTTTCTTAATTATGGCAACAATCTCCCCGAGTATATTACGGTGCCTGCGGGGCTTGAAGGCGTGCCGGAGGGTGCGAGAGTTGTCTCCGTCCATAATTCATACGAGCGTAGGGCGCTCGGTATTGTTGTGGAGCATGAGTCGTTTGGCGTAGTGAATGAGGCAGCACTACTGCCCGCATCGCCTGATGGTTCTCAACTGGATATGAGAGCCTATAAACTCTCACCCCTTGAAAAGGAAGTATAGACATGGCGAAGAAGAAAACAGCGAACAAGAAAAAGGCAGTCCGGCCGGGCGATACTCTGCCTGGTGGTATAACAGCAGAGGCTCCGGGACTGACCGACAATATAGTGAAAGTGGTGATTGGCGTGCCTACGCTCGACCCGCCAGAGCCGGAGGACGTTGTCATGGCCGGGGTAGACGTCTGTGAGGATTCCGTGTCTGCATCCGTGAGGCCAGGGGAGCTTCTCGCTTTACCACCCCAAGTCGAGGCTCGACGTATGGACTTAGGCACGACCTCGATCATCGAGGTGCCGTTGCGTGGCGAGTACAATCTAGGCCCAGGCCACCTTGACGCTCAGTTGAGCCGGACGCAAAATTCGATCTTGCGGAGGATCCAAGACGGCCTTGTTTTCCGCCACGCGAAGACGGCGGACGGGAAACCGGTCTATAGCCGGGCTTCGGTTTTGAAGTGGATGATTGAGGAGATCGGAGGCACAAATGGCGACGGATAACAAGCAGCCCGCCATTACACGAGAGGTATTCGAGCGTGAATGGCAAGAGAACTCCGGCCTAACCGACGAGCAAATGCAGGCTATCGGTGTGTGCGCTTCAAGGTGTTGCTGCGGTGAGGACGGTTGCCGAGGGTGGGCGATGTTGACACCAGATAAGTATCCTCGGTTAGATATCGCTTCCCTTATGTGTCGCCTGAACTAATACGCCCCGTATTCACCGTATTCACCGTATCGGGACTGAATGCCCCTCTCGCTGGTATAGACTGCCTCTTATGAGCAGTCTCACTTCCACCAGCACCTATGCGGAAGTCAAAGCCGCCTATTACGATAACGCCTCGTATGAAGAGGATGTTTCCGTAACCAAGGCGGCGGCTTTCATCACCGCTTGCAGGTTTCTCCTGCAACAGGACCCCAAGAAGGCTGGCTGGCGGGACAGCGCGACAACCGAATGGGATCCAGAGGTTCTGGAACGCCAAATGGCGGAGGCCCGTGACTGGAAGGCTGCTCAGGCTACGGTAACCACCGGCGGCCCCGGTGTTACATACGCTGACTTCACAAACTTCCGCGACTGATGAGCAGACGACAAAGCAATCCCGACGTGCGATCTGTCCCCCAGGCAATGGGCGATATCCGCGCGGACTATGACGCGGGCCGTAATAACCGATTCAAGCGGAAGCGGGTCGGCGTCAATTCGATGGGGTCTGGAGCCGACTATCACTACCGGAACGCGGCTGCATTCTATTCGACGATCGAACTGGCGGAGGATCTCTACCGCAACCACTCCAAGGTCGGGCAGGGCGTCCGGCGGTTGTGCGCGAACATCATTCAGGATGGATTCCAGTACGATCCCGACACAGGGAAGGAAGCGGTCAACCAGACCCTTGCCCAACGAATGGAGGACTGGTCTGGCAACGCTGAAGAGTGCGACAAGGCAGGAGAAGACTCGTTTCTCGATCAGACGTGGCAAGTATTCCGGGCCCAGGTTGTGGCGGGTGATATCTTCGGGCTATTCGACCGTGATGGATCGATAGCCCTTGTCGAGGCCCACCGGGCCAAGACACCACGGAACACGAAGAAAAACGTGGTAATGGGCGTCCTTCTGAACAAGCACCGCCGCCGCAAGGAACTGTGGGTTACAAAGGACGAGATTGACCCCACCAGGTCGATAGCGAAGGTTTCAGACGTCAATCAGTATCCGTTCCGAGATGCCCTTGGCAATCGGCAAATTGTGCAAGTCTACTGGGCAGAGCGACCAACGCAAACGCGGGGCGTGTCGGCGTTTCAGCAAGCGATCCTGACTGCCGATCATGCGGACGATCTTGAGTTTGCCCAATTGCTCAAGGCCCAGATGCAAGCCTGCTACACGATCTTCAGGCAACTTGAAGGCGGGTCGACCCCTCAAGCCCCGGGCCAGCGGGGCGAGCAGACCGAAGAGACTCGACCAGACGGCACAACGCGAACTATCGAGGGCCTCGGCCCGGCGATGGAAATATTCGGCTACCCTGGAGAGAAGTTGCAAGGGTTCTCGGCAAACGTGCCGAATGCCGAATATTTTCAGCACATGAACCTGATTCTTTCCACGATCGCATGTAATCTCGATCTGCCGGTCCAGGTGCTCTTGCTAGACGCGACTGGCGCGAATTTCTCCGGTCAACGGTGGGCAACCGATCAAGCTAAGTTCCGCTGGAAGCAACTGCAATCGCGACTGACTCGGCGATGGTATCGGCCGGTGACGGAATGGAAAATCCGCCAATGGTTGGCCGAAGACTCGACTCTCCGTAGGATTACTCGCGGGGCCGGCGTCGACCCTTTGCGGCACATGTGGACCCCGCCAAGCTGGCCGTATATCGAGCCGTTGAAAGACAGCCAGGCCGATTTGCTGCAAATGCGGAATGCTCTATCGAGTCCGCGGCGGGTTGCAATGCGGCGGTCCATGAAGTGGCCAAAGCTGGTAGCCGAGATCGTCGAGGATACTTCGTTACTCGTTGAACAGGCGTTCAAGAGAGCGGAAGAACTGAACAAAGCAAACCCAGGATTGGATATCACCTGGCGGGAAATCGCCAGCCTGCCGACGCCGGACGGGGTGACGGTGACCCTGGATTCGGGAGAAGAACCGGAGCCCGGACCAAGCAAGAAGGGAACAGCCGATGCCACATGATATCGACCTATCGCCGCTCGCGAGTACCGGGCTTGACCTTGATCAATACTTTGGTTTGTGGGCTGTCGACGATTCGCTATTTTTGGCTCAACTTGAGCGGATCGGGCAGATGAACCTTCTCGCTCATGTTGAGATTCATCAGTCGGGGCAAAGCGGTGATTCAAGGGCGGCGGCGAGTTTCGAGGGGCACGGTCCCGATCCACGCATTGCCAAGATTCAGATACAGGGAACCATGACGAAGCGGGGGAGTTCTTTCTCTGACGCTGGTTCGATGATTGCCCTTCGCCAAACCATCAGGGCAGCCGCAAGGGACGATGAGATATCGGGCATTCTGTTGGTGATTGATTCGCCAGGCGGGACGGTGGCGGGGACCGCCGATCTGGCACGCGAAGTATACAAGGCGAGGCAATCTAAGCCGGTGTATGCGTATGTCGAGGACATGGCAGCGTCGGCGGCGTATTGGGTAGCGAGTCAGGCGGATCGCGTTTACGCGAATGATGCCACGGCGTTGGTTGGCTCGATCGGTACGTTTGTCGGCCTCTACGATTACTCCGAGCAAGCTGCCAAAAAGGGCATTCGCCCGGTGGTAATCAAGGCAGGCACATACAAGGGCGCCGGATTCCCGGGTGCCGAGATCACCGACGAACAAAAAGCGATATGGCAAGAGATCGTAGATGCTACCCAAGCAGAGTTCACCCAAGGTTTCGCGCGGGGCAGGAAACTCAGCATCCAATCAGCAGAGGCACTTGTTCAGGGCCGCGTGTGGATGGCATCCGATGCGAAGGATTTGAAATTGATTGACGGTATTCAGACCTATCAGGATACCGTTTCTGAAATTGTTGACCGTTCTCGAAAAGCGAGGAAACGAACTATGGCTGAAGACAGCAAGACTACGGAAACCGGCCCCGTGATGGCCAGCTACAAGGACCTGAAAGCCGCTCTTCCGGGCGCCGACAACGACTTCCTGGCTTCTCAGTTGGAAGCGGAGGCTACGTTGCCCCAGGCGACCACGGCTTGGATGGCCGAACAGGGCAAGCGGCTCGAAGCGGCGAATGCTGCCACGGTCAAGGCCGAAAAATTGGAGGCCGCCGCGATCAAAGACAAGGAAGCCGCCAACGGGAAAGCGGGGCTTGATGTTGCCGGGGAAGGTGGCACTGCCGGGGAGGGTGGACATGCTG